CCAGGCAATACCTCTCCAAAAACGACCAGCACAGTCCAAGCCGGTCCCGCTTACGGCCAGCCCAATCAGGATTAGGAACGGATGCCTACCAAAGCTAAACGGCCGTTACTTGGGAATGTTGAACCACGCCTATCTAATCGCCCATTAAAAGCAAAATCTCGAATAGATGAAGTTGCACAGCTTGCTGAGCAAATAGGTGTGCCATTACTTGATTGGCAGAAGCACATTCTTAAAGATATGTTGTCTGTAGACAAAAACAATCAGTTCATCCGTAAATCCAACTTGCTTATATGTGCAAGACAGCAAGGAAAGTCCCACGTTGGCAGAATGCGTGCTATCGCTGGCCTAATGTTATTTGGCGAAAAGAATCAGTTGATTATGTCCTCTAACCGAGGCATGGCTTTGTCTAACTTTCGAGACATCTGCAACATATTTGAAAACTCAGATGAGTTAGGCAAGCTGGTCAGACAAATCCGCTACGCAAATGGAACTGAGTGCATCGAAATGCGCAACGGCAATCGCCTGGATGTAGTAGCTGCTACCCGCGATGGATCACGTGGTCGCACAGCTGATTTCTTATGGATTGACGAAGTACGTGAAATTAACCCGGAAGCATTTGCAGCTGCTTTGCCGGTAACACGTGCCAGGATGAACTCACAAACATATTTATCATCTAATGCCGGTGATGCATTTAGCGTTACCTTAAATGATTTACGGGAAAAGGCATTAAGCAATCCACCTGAAAGCTTTGGTTTTTATGAATACTCAGCACCTCAATGGGCAAAGCTAGATGATCGCAAAGCCTGGCAAGCAGCCAATCCATCGCTGGGTTATTTGGTCAGTGAGGCCGCTATTGAAGAGGCTTTGTCTGTAAACACAGTAGAAAACTTTAGAACCGAAACACTTTGCCAATGGATTTCAAGCCTTGCATCACCCTGGCCTCACATGGCAGTAGAAGATGCCAGCAATAAGGATCTCAAGCTATCCCCTGGGCCATTAACTGTATTTGGATTTGATATTAGTCCAAGCCGTAGAGATGCCAGCCTGGTAATGGGTCAAATAACTCCGGAAGGTAAATTTGGCGTTGCAGTATTGGAAACATTTCATAGCCAGGTAGCTGTAGATGAATTGACAGTGGCAGCTGCTATTAAAAAATGGTGCGACCTCTACTATCCAAGAGTTGTCTGCTATGACAAGTACACGACTCAATCTGTGGCTACTCGACTGGAGCGATCCGGCGTAGCTGTCAAAGATATTAGCGGCCAAACCTTTTACCAGGCATGTTCTGATTTACATGACCAACTAACTAATGGCCGATTAGTGCATTCAGGTCAGACAGCTTTAATTGAACATATGCAAAATTGTGCTGCGAAAACCAACGATTCCGCCTGGCGAATAATCAGAAGACGTAGCGCAGGACCCGTTGATATTGCAATCGGTCTTGCTATGGTTGTCCACGTCTTAGTCGAGCCACAAGAGGAAGCAAAAATATACAGCGACACGTGAGCAGATAACGGGAAATATGCTTGACAAAATTGCAAAACTCCACTCATGGGACTATTGCAAACATTGGGGCTACGGCCTAATAACAAGATTGATGCGCAGGCCAATCCTGCGATCATGTCCACTTATGGATTTGGTTACGGCAGCTATAACTCCGGCCAAAGCATTATGGGACTTGGCTCCATACTTAGAGAAAATGCAATTCAAGTACCTTCAGTTTCACGTTGTCGCAATTTAATTTGTGGAATTATTGCAAGCCTAGATTTTGAGCTATACAACAAAAATACTGGCGAAGAATTAGCACGCCCTTTGTGGTTAGATCAACCTGATTATCGTCAGCCTCGATCTGTAACTATTGCTTACACAGTTGATTCATTACTATTTTACAACATTGCTTATTGGCGTATTACATCTGTTTATGCAGATGATGGTCGAGGCTCAGGATATGAATGGATCTCAAACTCAAGAGTTACATTTACAACAAACGCATTTGGCACAGAAATTGAAAAATATTTCTTAGATGGTAAAGAAATACCGATGTCAGGTATTGGCAGCCTAATTACATTTCAAGGTTTACAAGGTTTAGGAATTTTGCAATCAGGTGCACGCACAATCCAAGCAGCATTAGATTTAGAAAAAGCTGCAAGTGTTAGTGCTGCTACCCCACAACCAACTGGCTATCTAAAAAACTCAGGTGCTGATCTACCTGAAGCGCAGATCCAGGGATTACTAGCTGCATGGAAAGCTGCTCGCCAATCACGTGCAACCAGTTACTTAACATCGACTTTATCTTATGAAGCAGTTGGTTTTTCTCCTAAAGACATGATGTATAACGAGGCAATTCAAAACAGCGCAACTCAAATCTGTCGCATTTTTGGCGTACCTGCATACATGTTATCTGCTGATCAAAATACATCAATGACATATCAAAACATTTTAGACTCACGCAAAGAATTTGTGGCTTACACATTACAGCCATACATAACAGCTATTGAAAATCGTCTATCACTAAATGACATGACTGCTAATGGCAACATAGTAAAGATCGCTGTTGATGACACTTTTCTACGTGCTGATGCATTGCAACGTCTAGCGGTAACAGAAAAGTTATTAACTCTTGGCTTAATTGATATTAACCAGGCTAAAGAAATGGAAGACCTAACACCTGATGGCAATAACACAGGTGCTGACATAAATGAACAGGATGGCATGTAATGGAAAAATCTAAGTATTTAACCTTCGCAAGCGATATTGAGTCATCTGACCAAGCTCGCCGCATCATCGCTGGCGTTGTATTGCCATTCAACAAAATTGGCAACACATCTGCTGGCCCGGTAATTTTTGAAAGCGGATCAGTACAGATCCCTGAAGCAAAGCGCATTAAGTTATTGGCGCAACACAATCAAACCGATCCAATTGGTCGTGCACAGAATTTCCAAGTAACACAGGATGCCATTTACGGCACATTCAAAGTTTCCGCATCAACTAAAGGCACTGATTACTTAACCCTGGCAGCTGAGGAACTTATTTCATCACTGTCAATTGGAGTTGAAGTAATTAAGGCGCAAGAAAATGCAGATGGCGTGCTAGTCGTATCTAGCGCAGTAATGAAAGAAGTTTCCTTAGTCGAATCACCTGCTTACGCAGATGCAGTCGTTACTAAGGTAGCTGCGAGCGAAGGCGAAGCAGAGGAAGTAACACCAACCGAAACAGAAAGCGAGGCTACTGTGGACACAGCTCCAGAGCCAACCGAAACAAAGGCAGAGGCAGCTACTCCTACAGTAGAAGCCGCTCGCCCTACAATCTCAGCACCATTTATTTCAACAAGCGTTCGCTCCCCTATTAAGTCAATGGGTGGATACGCACTACACACAATTAAAGCGCAATTAGGCGATGAAGAATCAGCTCTTTACGTTAAAGCAGCAGGAGATACAACATCATCTAACCCAGCATTCAACCCAACTCAATACCTAACAAACATGTTCGTATCGAACACAAACTTTGGCAGAGCGGCAATAGATGCCTGTTCAAAATCTGTATTACCTGGAAATGGCTTCACAATAAATGTGCCATCTTTGGTAACACCAACTTCAACTGCTCCAACTGTTGCAGCTGTTGCTGAACTAGATACAGTGTCTGATACAGGAATGACCTCGGCTTATCAGTCATATACTGTAAATCGCTACGCTGGCCAACAAACGATTAGTTTAAGTTTGATTGAGCGCAGCGATCCCGTCTTTATGGATCAATTGATGATTCAGCTTGAGCGTGCATATTTACTTGCAACAGATGCTGCAGTAATTGCACAATTAATTTCATCAGGTACAGCTGCAACAGCTACAGCTAACACAGCTGCTGGCTTAATCTCTTACCTATCAACAGAATCTGCAAAAGCATACGCAGGTACTTCTTACTTTGCTAAGAACGTAGTTATTGGTTCAGGTACATGGTCTGCAGCAATGGGATACACAGATTCAACAGGTCGCCCATTGTTCAACACCACAATTCCTAATAACAACGCAATGAATGCAGCTGGACAAATTGGTAACGCATCAATTCGTGGAAACCTACTTGGCTTAGATGCTTACGTAGACGTGAACGCAGTAGCAACTGCAGGTGCTGATAACTCAGCATTCGTAATTGCTCCTGAAGCTGTAACAATTTTCGAATCACCAACAGCAATGTTCTCTGTAAATCAACCATCTTCACTATCTGTGAACTTGGCAATTTACGGCTACATGGCTATTGCAGTTTTACAACCTAAGGGTGTACGTAAGTACAAGACTGCTTAATTAACTTAGAAATCTCCAGGGCTTAGTAGCCCTTAGTCCTGGAGAGCTATTAAACAAAGAATAGGAGTACAAGGTGGCCGCTACTTATGTAACAGTTGCAGAGCTTAGAAGCAATTTGGGAATCGGCACTTTGTACTCAGATTCTGATTTAGAAAGCGTATGTTCTACAGCTCAAGATTTATTGAATCAATATCTATGGGTAAATTCAGCACCTGTAGTTGGTGCGATGATCCAAAACAACGTGGCAACAGTAATGTTGGCAAACCCTGGCATCTTTGTAGCCGGGCAATCTGTAACTATTTCTAATTCCGGTGCAACATATAACGGAACTTTTACAATTACTGGATCTATCCCTTTTACAACAGGTTCAACTACGAACGTATTACCTGCTTATTTTTGGAATTGGAATTGGGCTAATTGGCCTAACGGATATTCATATATTCAGTTTTCAAAAACAGCTAGCGATGATCCTTTCCATCGTGTGCTGCCTTATGGTGCGGCGACCGGGCCTGACACCAAAACCACAAGCTACGCGACCACGCCTGCTATCCGTCAAGCAGCAATGATCCTGGCCGTAGATATATGGCAGGCCCGGCAAGTTTCACAAACTGGCGGTAATGGCATGGATGGATTTTCACCATCACCATACCGAATGGGCTATCAGCTAATGAACAGAGTGCGTGGCTTAATACAGCCTTACGCCAATCCAAATGCATTGGTTGGTTAATTATGACAACTAAAGCAATTACAACTTTGCGTAGCACTATTGCTGCAGATTTATCAGATGCATCATGGAGCACCTTTGCCTACCCTGCTCCTACCCTATTGGCTAACAGCGTTTCAGTTTTACCAGGTGATCCATACATAACACCATCAAACAATGACTATCCAACTATTGCGCCACTAGCCACATTCAAAATTCTTATAGCTGTACCGGCTTTTGATAATCAAGGTAACTTGGCAGGCATCGAGGACTTTATGGTTGCTGTGTTTAACAAAATAGCATCTTCATCTCTAATTCTTAACGTTAGTAGCGTATCTGCTCCAGCAATCCTTAACGCTGCAAGTGGCGACCTATTAACTAGCGAGATCGTTATCTCAACCCTTACGGAATGGAACTAAACAATGGCAATTAACAACGATGCAGAATCCCTAGCAATTTGGGAAAAAGAAAATTTGGCATTTTTAATCAAGACAGGTCAGATTAAAGATCCAAAGCCAGCAGTATCAGACCCAATCAAAGACAAGGAATAACAATGGCCATATTTCTACAAAATAATGTGGGCGTTAAGATTAACTCTGTTGATCTATCTGACCACATCACTTCAGTAACGCTTACTCAAAATTACGATGAGTTAGAGGTAACCGCACTTGGCGATTCAGCTCATAAGTTCGTAAAGGGTCTAGAGGCTTCACAGCTAACCCTTAATTTTTTAAACGACTTTGCAGCTGCAAGCGTTCAAGCAACCCTACAGACTGCCTACGGCACAACTGTTACAGCTGTATTGCTTCCAGTAAAGGGAACTGCAGTATCTGCAACCAACCCGCTTTACACAGTGTCAATCTTGATCAATAACCTAACTCCTCTAAACGGAGCAGTTGGCGATATTTCAAACTCAAGCATGACATTTACTTGCAATAGCACAGTAGTACAAACAACAACCGGTTCATTCTAAGGAGATAAATTCACATGGCTAAACTTCGAATCACTAGGGCTACCGGCGAAGTAACGGATCATCCGATTACACCGGCGATAGAAATGGCCTTTGAAATGCAATACAAAGCTGGAATCCATAAGACTTTCAGAGAGCAAGAAAAGCAATCTGACATCTATTGGCTAGCTTGGGAATGTCTACGTAGAGCAGATGTAACAGTGCCAACCTTCGGCCTTGCGTTCGTGGAAACACTTACTAAGGTCGAAGTATTGGATGACGAAGCAAATTTTTAGATCGAGGTTCGATGACCTACACAATCGCAGCACTTGCGGTTGAAACAGGAATCGCACCTCAGTATTTGATGGACTTGGATCAAGACACCTATAAGGCGATTCTCCAGGTATTGAAAGATCGAGCAGAGGAATATAAACGTGCCAGTAGAGGTAAAAGGTCTAATAGAGCTTAAGAAAGCTCTTAAAGATTACGCACCTGAACTTGGCGAGCAATTAGATGCCGAGGTTGGTGCTGCGTTGCATGGAGTTGTAACAAAGGCTCAAGGCTACGTACCTAACACCATTATTGGATTATCTAATTGGGGTTATCGAAAGCGTTCAGAAACTAACGGAGCAGGTTTACGTAA